TTACACATAATTTGCTTGTAGGAAAAACAAGTAATTTTTCATCAAATCAAATTGTACCTGTTAGAGCAATTAGATTAACCACTACTGCCTATACAAGTGGTACTGTGACTTTGACAGCTTTACAGGGTGGTGTTAATCCTATAATCTATACACCAAATCCTGTTACATTGTTTCAATCCGGCATCCCGTTCTGGATTCCACCAGGCGATGGTGGTGCAAACGGCTTGAGTTTCACTGGTACTCGTGGGGTTTTCACGCTAAGTGCTGAATCTCCTATGACTAATGCATACCTAGCACTTACAACTGGGGGATATTGCTATCTTCCTGCTGGAGCAGGTGGACTTGTTGCTGGGGGCTGGTATTGGTGTAAGATGACTGCTGCCACTGATGGCGAAGTATTTTCTGAAACCTATTCAGGTTCAGGACAGCCCGATCTAATATCTTCTCCAACAGTTTTACCAGATTTGGCTTCAGGTAGAATTACACAAGAGGTTTTAGAAGTTTATGGCCCCACATTTACACTACCTGGCGGTAGTGTTGGACCTAACGGATATACCTCAATCATGATGAAGTGGCTGATAAACAGCAGCGCCACAGTAAAACGCGTTAGGGTGCGCACCCCAGGTGTAGTTTTGTTCAATACCGGACTCACAACTGCAAACCTCGTTCAATTACTCCGTGCTACACGTTTTAACAGAGGCGTTGAAGATGCCCAAATCGGTAATAGAATGAATTCATCAATCGCTGCCTGGGACGGCAGTGTGGGTGGTTTTAGTATATCTGATGATTTTACTACTCTTGATACTAGAGTAGATCAGACTATCTCATTTACCTTTCATTGTGCTGCAAACACAGATTCCATCATACTATGGCCCTTGCTGTTTGAAGTTATGTACGGAGCTTAAAATGTCAATTATCAAATTCCCCAATACGGCTGCTGGTAAAGCACAAGCCGAGGCTACTCTTGATCCTAAGTACATCGCATACGGAGCACGCATCACGGTATTCACCGGTGTAGATGTTCCGCCGGCAGAAGCGGTTTTGGATCCTTCTTCTATTATTTTGACATCCCATCAGCTTCATCAAGGAGCATTGGCGATTGGTCAGACACGTCTTAATGAGTTGAAAGCTCTAATAGCATCCCCACCAACTCCTGCAATTGGTCTATATTTGGATAAAAGTAATAAAATCGCCAGAAACCATGCTAGAGTAAATAATGCTAGAACTACTTTAGGATGGACCAATACCCTTATGGATCAGATCTTTGTAAGTGGAAGCGGTCTTGATCCATAATGAAAAATCATTTTGTTTCCGGTGAATGGAACTTAATTTGCGATGTGTGCTCTGTCAAGTACAAAGCACACAAAGCTAAACAACGTTGGGATGGTTTTATAGTATGTCCTAATTGTTATGAACAACGTCACCCACAGGACTTTGTTTTAGCAAAACAGGATAAAATTACTGTCCCTTATATAAGACCACCTAATGATA